AAAACGCCCGCTGCACTAGCCGCCGCTGTGGCCGCTATCAACCCGGTAAAATTCTGGGCAAATGCGTTAGCCGTTGCACTAGCGGCCGCAAATGCTTTTAGGGTATTAATAACCAACTTAAAACCCCTAATGATTTTAGGAAACCATTTTAGGATTAAAAAAAACGTAGTACCCATACCTAGCAACGTTAAATTTAATCGTATAGAGGAGGTATCCATATTTTTAACCCACGCAACTACACGGGACCCCAAATCTACTAATTTTTCCAATGCTGGAAGTAGCATTTCCCCCAACGTTATAGCAAGATCTCTGAATTGATCCTTTAGCGTTGACCACCGCCCCGCCAGGGTTTTGGCCTGTTCCTCCATCAGTGTACCCATTTGGCCACCGGCTCCCGCCAGGTTTTCCATCGCTATCATCATATCGTTAAATGATACTTTGCCGGCGGTAACCATTCCCCGGATGTCCTCCTCTAATACCCCAAAATGCTCGGCTAACTTTTTAATCGGATTTATACCCCGCTCCGCTAATTGGTTTAAGGTTTCCCCCATTAATTTACCCTGGCTTTTAATCTTGCCAAATATTTGCACCAACTCGGCTACTGGTACTTTTGCCGCCGCTGCTAGGTTACCAAATATTTGCATCTTGGGTATGATTTCATCCTGGGCGAAACCAAACGCCAGCATTTTTTTGGTAGCCTCAACCAGATCAGTCAATTGAAACGGCGTTTTCTTGGCAAACTCCCGCAACGATTCCATTACATCTCGCGCTTTTTCAGCGCTACCAACAAACGTTTTAATCGTTATTAGATCCTGCTGCATGGCGGCCGCCGCGCCAATGCCCATTTTTACAAACCCAATAGCCGCGATTGCTACGCCTATTTTAGCGGCCTGTACGATAACGCTATTGCTAAACTTGCGGAAACCATCGGCGGCCCGTTGGCCGGCGGTACGAACATCGGCCCCCATTTTTTTAACTGAAGCGCTGGCACGTTTAACGCCAGACTCAAACGGTTTAGTTTTAGCAACAAACGTTGTTGCAATGGATCCAATGGATAAGGCCATTAACTTTTTACTCCATACATAGCGGCCATTTGTGATTCGTCATCAACTACGGTTTTTTTCTTCTCGGTAAAATCGGGTACAAAATGGTCTAGATCGACGTTATCTTTTGCAGCTAGGTTTAAAACGATACTGCATAAATAGCTAGTTTGCAGCCACTCCTCGCCAAATGGCTCCAACCTATAAAACGCTATCCACTCATCTAGCAATTCCGTCGGCATCTCGTCCAACATTCCAGGGACATCCCAAACGCCCAGTTTCGCCGCTAGTTTGAAACTGAAATAGCGTCTTGGATGTCTCTGGAGTTTTTTTCCAGATCCTCTACCTCGTCGGTACTGCTAAAACCGGCATGCTCGCTAGCTGCATCAAATAACTTTGCAACGATTGCCCCGTCCATTTCCCCCAACAAATCCAAATCGGAACCACTTAAAAGCGGCTCCCCCTTATCATCTACTAGCATTGTAATTAATAGCCGCCGGCGTGCGCTCATGTATACCTCGCCGGTTTTCTTATTAATTACCGCTTTTTCAAAACGGCTCTTTTCCGATTCGCTTAATGATTGCAACCTGAATTGCATCCCATCAATGGAAACCGTATTATAACGCCGTTTACACCGCGCTAATAAATCATCCCTGCTCGTTAGTTTCTTCTTCGTCATTTCCCTCTAGCTCCTCTAATTCTGGTTGTGGTGGCGGCTCATTTATTGAACCAACGGAACCACCTATAAACTTTTCTACCTCTACCTTTACTAGTGATCGCACCGCCTGCGATTGCCTACCAGTAAAACAAATCGGCGACCCCTCCGAAACTCCGCAATAGCCAGCGCCGATGCCGTCAATGCGGATTAGCTTAACATCACTAATTAGCCCGTTGGGGTGATCCTCAATAACTATCTTCATTATGAACCTGCTGTATAGGTTGGTTGGCCGCCCCATTTAACGGTATACTCTCCGCTCATGATTTCACCATTAACCAGGTCTGGCCCGGTGGAACCCGTTAGGAACCCGGAGCCGCTCAACGTTGCCGCTGTAGTTTCTCCGGATTTCATGGGATAGGTTACCGTTACGGTTTCTGCCGCTGCGGTAATTGGTGGGAATGTTGAGGCCGATTGATCCCATTGAAACTCACAACTAAACTCCCCGCCGTCTACTAAATCGGCCGGTTGGAATGTCATGTAATCAGATGTCCCCAGATGCGAAACATCCAACGATTCCCGCCCCATACCAGTGCCGCCAATGCGACTATAAGAAGCGGTAAAACCGCTTGTACCAAAAACTATTGTTGCACCGTTTCCAGTTTGTGCCATTTTCTCAACTCCTTAAAAACTTGGTATTGATTCAGTCAATACTATATCAAAACTTAAACTTGTTACATATAACCCGCCATCGGATCCATCCGCCGGCACTAAATAACCGCTTGCCCTCCCATTCAATTGGCTACTTTGTATTGTCTCGCTGCCGGCGCTTCCCTCGTATCCTTGCAACGCCGCCCGCACTTTTTCCGCTAGGTTTTCAGCGGCTAACCTGGTTTCACTGTAGCAGGCTATTGTCATTTGACTTGTTACAATTCCACCGCCGCCCGCTATTGTGTGTTCGTGATCGCTATTTGTCTCATCGATTACAATTGCCGGGAACGTTTCGTTTTGTATTAGCGCATCCGGCCGTATTCGACTAGATACAATATCCGTAACGGCTGTTACCGTTAACAAATATGTTCTAAGGCCTGTTCCTATTCCCGCCATTATCTACCCTTTTTCGCTGCCATAATAACCGCCGCTGTAACTGCTTGTTTTGCCTTTGCTAATACTATCATTCTAGATTTAGCCGCCGCCGCTTCCCTGGCTCTCCTTTGCCAATGGATCCCCGCAACTTGCCCGCCGCCCCTGCGCCCCCAATAAACGGCTACATGCCCATCGTTAACTAGATGGGCATAGGGGGCCGATTTCATACCGCCTCTAGTGTAATCATAACCGGCCGTTACTCCCAGGATCCCCCGCCGCGCTAGTTCTTGTTTGTTTTTCCACTTGCTAGACGGTTTACTTTTAATCGCCTTTTTAAGTTGGTTTCTGCCGCCGGTTCTCCTGGCGGCTATGGTTTTACTCCATAATTTATAACTGCCGGTTTTGCTGGATTGTGGCGTATCTTTTCTATACTCGCTTTTAATTGCAGTAGCGACAGCGGTTAACATTTTCCGTTGTATATTTCGTTTTAAACTATCACTTAAAACGTTATAGGATTTTTCCATTTGTGCCAGGTCGCGCGGAGATACTTCGATAATAGTTTTTACCACTAGACATCCTCCGTACAATACAGCCACAGTTCGCGCTTATGGGTGTCGCGCCGTTGTACAGTGTCAATATTCAATATCACGCTTCCCCATTTAACCCGGTGTTCTGGTACTGGAAACGTTCCCGTTTCAACAAATCGGATACGAACAATAGCCGCATATTTTGCGTCTACTTGTTGGCCCCTGATTACCTCCGCGCCGCCCTTGTAAATCACCTCGGCGTAAACCGTTGTATATGTACTCCATGATTGTGCAATCTGGCCGGCGCTGTCTGCGGTTCCGGCGTTGTTTTGCAATTCTATACGGTGTCTTAGCGCGCCGGATCGTACCACAGAAATTCCTCTCCTATTTTGTAGTGCGCTAGGATATTTAACAGTGCCAGGGGAACCACTGACGCAACATTATTAAACGCCACCGCTTCACGGTGTTCGAAGTAATGACCAACTAACAATAACGCCGCCTGTTTGATTCCCTCCGGCGTTGCGTCCGAGTCGCCATAACCGCAAATAAATCTAATTTCCACCGAGTCGATTTCACGCCGGCTAACCGGCCAGACTTCATCAAACGCCGGCTGTATAATACCCGGTTCCCTGGAATCCGAAACCTTATATTTACTACTCGATAACGTTTGCTGCGCCCCGTCCGTATCAATGTATTTAATATGGGTGATCGACTGCAATTGCCCTTTAGGGATGTTAATAGCAGCCCGCCCCGCTGGGAATCTATCAACGATTAAATCATAAGTGGCTGTACATATCTGGCGCCCCGTTGCCGCTTCTATGTACGCCGTAGCCGCTTTGATATAGTCGTTTATCTGCGTATCAAACGTGGTTTCGCTGGAATCAATCGCAATATGCTTTTTCACCTCGGTTGAGTCTATTGGTTCATCCGTGGCCGCTGTGATTGTTTTGATTGCGTAGTTATTACTCATCAACTACTTTCTTTGATCGTTTTTTTGGTGCTTTACGCGCGGCCGATTCAACCACCGGCCGGCGGCTGGGGGGTTTACCCCCAACCGCTTTAGCCTGGTTGGAATCTAAAAGCCGTTTGCCTTCATCGTCGGAAACGTCGATTATGTCACCCACTGATTGAGTAAAATTAGTTCCCGCGCGACTTACTAACAATTCAACTTTCATAATTTCCCCTTTTGGTTACGCCTGGATTAGGTGCTTAATTGGATTTGTTCCCGCATCCAATAAAACGCTATCATGGCGGCTAAATGCTACAAACCCGGTTTGGTCATAGTCTCTATATCGCTCATCCATGCGAGCAAGTTTAACCCCGCCAGCGTCACGAATTAAGAACTTAGAGAAATCACCAAACAACACAGTTTTTTCGCCTGTGGCGATACTACTGGCCATTTCCTGATTAACTACAACCGGTTTCCCTAAAAGCATATCAGGGGCATCGGATGTTAAACCCGGTTGCCATAGATATTGATTATTGGAATCCTTCAATTTGCGAACAGCAGATTTTACGCTGTTGTGCATCATGAAACCGGCGCTGCTTGAATCCTGATAGGCTGGGTCTACGCTTGCGAGTAGATCAATCAATTCATCCATAGTAATAGCTGTTGCACTTGCAGCAGTTACGCCCAGGGTTGAACCCGTAACGATTCCCTCAGGTTGGCTGGATCCTGTACCGGTTGTGAAGTGTTCCGCTGTAATGCGGCCCAATCTTTCACCAATCATAGATCCAATTTCAGCACCTAAGTTAAACGCGCTATCCTGCATCAATTCAGCACTAACACGGATTAGTTTAGAACTGTATTTGTAGGCGTTTAATGTAACGCTTCCATATACAACATCCTGTTCGCTAACCTGGGTGTTTTCCGCTAGGATTGCGCCCTTGTTTGACGTGTCGTTAACGGTTGGCCAGGGGATATCATTACCCGATGCCGTCCGTAAAACTCGACTAACTCGACGAGGCCCGCCAAATGCTAACAACGCCCGTTCTAGTTCATTACTGAAACCTTCTGGGATTGTGTAACCACCGGCCGCGTCTACTGTGCTTTGGGCGCGAAACTCGCCACCAAAACCGCGAGCGTTATATGTGCCGGCTTGACGATAGTCAATTTCAAAAAACGCTTTCCGTGGATCTACGCCGCAACGTTTCGCCGCTGCATATAGATCATCGGTTACTTCTTGGCCAGATTGGTAACGACACCAAGCAACCAACGCTTTAGATTTTGTATCATCCGTAATTGGTTGTGGTTCGTCGTTTCGTTTTCCTTGCCAATCTGATTTTTGTCGTTCTTCGCTGATAGCGTCCAAACGCGCTGAAACGTCTAGCTGTTGTTGTGTTGCTGCTTGTGATTCTAGAATTGAATCATACTCAGCGTTTACAACGTCCCAACGTTCACGTTCTTCGGCTCCCCAGCTATCCTGGCTATCGCCCAGGGTTTTAATTTCAGCAGCTAACGTGTTTCGCTGCTCCTGTAGTTCTTGCAATTTATCAACTGCCATTTTATCACCTATGAAATAAGAGGTTTCACGGTGCGCCATAACAAATAGGCCCACCTATAAACAAAAAGTATTGCCTATAGCCCCGGCCTAAACGGCGTTGCTTTAGAATTTTACCGGGTTGACTAATCGCCGCCCCGATGATTGAGATTATCTATAAATCAGAATTGGCGTCAAGTTTAATTTGTGCCAATCTGATTTTTACCCGGTCAGATTCCGCAAAATGCTCTTTTTCCCAATCGGAAACCGCTTGTTTTGCTTCTTCTAAATTTTCTTTTGATCTCATGCCGCTAGTGGCGCTTTCGTATGCTGGATATGTTACTACCGATACATCAAATAAATTAGCGTCGGTAATGTTGCGGTATGTCTGGCCCTCGCTCCGCTCAATCTCTTGGCCGCTACTGTTTACGCTAAATGCAAAACTAGACCCGCTGACGTCGCCCCGGTTTACGCTTTCGGCCAGGTCTTTAGCGGTTTGGGTGTTCGGTAAATCGACGTCATAACGTAACCCCGTCGCATCTGTGGTTAAACGTAGTGTTCCCGATTTGGTACGCCCTAAAACGTGGTTGGGATCGTGGTTGAATAGCGCCCGTACATCCTGCAAAATTGCCAATGCTCTATCAAACGCCCCTGGTTGGATCCGCTCATAGTAATTATCCATTAATTGGAACTGTGTGCCGGGATCCTCGGCCCGATGGAATACGGCGGCATACCCGCTAATCGTGGTTGTGCCGTCCTGCCGCGTTTCAACAGTTACAGGTTGTTGGTTTGGGAATATCTTAGCCATTGTTTAAAATCTCCTGTTTATATCTTGCGATAGTATCCACTGAATAATCTTTTAAAACGGTTTTCAATGCCGCTGTTCGTTGTTCCGGCTCGCTGCTGGTTATTACGTCCTCTATACGCTCACCCATTTGATTAAATACAAACTGCCCTAAACGCTGCTGCATTTCCTCGGCATTGGCTCCGCTAATGGCCGCTATTAGGTTTATACTATCGCCGGTTTCGCTGCGTAGTTGCTTATTTTCATCGTCTAGGCACGTTTCCACCCAATTAGAAAACCCTGGTTTACCTGATTCCCTGGAAACCTTA